TTTTAGTTTTCTTCCAGCCATCTTGCGTGGCCAGATCGAGCATAGCATATCTTACTGCTTTATTTGCTGGCTCTTTGCTAGCAGCCTGCGCTGCGTCTTGTGTGCCCCCGCGACCCGATTTAAAGCTGAGAGCGTCCTGCACCAAATGCTGGGTTTCGTGCAGCATAATTCCCCAAGTTAAATCAGCGTAGAACTGGTCTTTAGTGATCTTTCCTGTCTTATAAAGATCTAATAACTCCTGATCTGCATTCCCAACCTTAGCAAAAGCTAGGTCTTTTATTAATGCTTCTGGCCCCGACTTTTCGCCTTTAGCCCTAATTGCCCCGGGAAAAGTATTTACTTTACTGTATCCGGGGGGAGGAGTGCCGCCATATTTTACGCCGTAATACCCTTCACTTCTGCCCTTAATCTGAGCGGTCTGATCCATTGACCCGGGTGGTAAAGCAGCCTCGAGATCGTCTGCGTTAACGAGTACCTCGGATAAAGTACCCTTATCTTTAGCAGGGGTCTCCGGGTTTGTTTTTGTACGAACAGTCTTAGTGCCTGTTGAAGAAGCGAGGTCTGTTTTGTACTGGCCTTCAACCGCCGTAGACAAAGCTTCAAACTCAGCTTCGCTTATGTCCCCATTGATAAAATCAGTCCGTGCGGCAATGATTTTTTTCATGGCAGCAAGACGCATCTGTTCCGCTACTTCTTTGCCAATTGTTGTGGGGACTTCAACCTCTTCGATTGTGGCCAGCGGTTTTTTAAACTTTTGAAGAAGCTTAATGTTAGTGTCTTTGTCACTGATCTCGTACAGCCACTCATCAGCAAATCTAAACCAGCCCGTATCTTTGTAGATTGCTTCTCGGCCAACTCCGTTAATTTCAGCTGCCTTAGCTCTGTCTAATGCTGCCATATCAGCGTTATTAGAGTTAACATTAAGAAACATACCTGTGGTAAAGGAAGAGTCATCTAGCTCTGGATCAGGAAATGCTTTCTGGGCTGCTTTTGCACCTAAGCCTACGCCCGTAGCTGCCTCAAGCACCTCTAAGAGACTAGCGTCTCCAGCAGCCAGACGGTCAAAAGTATCTATAGTTTCTGTGACTACAGCTTTGCCAAAGTCTTGTACTTGCTGACCAGTTGGTAGGAACGGATCTTGGGCGTAGCCAACTACGGCGTCTTTCGCCGCCCCAGCAGTTTCTATTATTATATCTCTATCTGTGCGCTGATCCGTATCAGGTTCTGATACATAACTTTTTCCAGTCATGCTGTCGCTATAGACAGGGCCAGCAAGGCTCATCGCACTTTTGTAAGGATCATATTCAGAAGTAAGGAAACCTAAAGGCGCACCCAACCCACCAAAACGCAGGCTTGCATCTGACTGCAATTCAGAGGGGGACTTAGGCTGATCAGTAGCCTCGAGGTCATCATCGTCTTTTCCGAAGAACCCTAGAACCCTGTCTAATACGCCCATTATTTAGCCCCTGCTATGCATTCGTCTCGGAGTGTTTTTACTCGGCGTAATTCCTTGATTGCGCCTTGGATCTCGAGCACTCGAAAGTGATCCTTCTCGACCTCAAGAAGCAGCTGATAATGGGAGATACGTGCAGCTGCGTACTCCTGCAGCATCCTCATCATCTCTTTGTTGTTCACCATCAAAAGCAGGGAACGGTAGAAGGATTTATCCATAGATTATTTGAGCTCTTTGTACTTTGGCAGACAGTACGCAACGACCTTGTCTTCTGGGGTCAGGGCGTGAGTTGAAAACCGTTTAGTGATCTCTTTTGCGTAATAATTGCAGTGATCAATATCGGTAAAAATCATCGCGTCCTCGATTAACTCTCGGGATGTGCCGAGATAAATCATCAGGACAAACGTATACATTACATCATCTGTTGGGGCGCTGCTTGGGCAGCTGGGGGTTGCCCTCCATTGTCCCCTCCACCAGCTCCTGTGAAGCCGTCTGCTCCGGGCTCTGGGGCTGCTCCGGGCGCTATATTACCGCCGCCTGTGCCTGTGGGATCATCTGGGCTTGGGGGACCGCCTTCGGGCCCTTGAGGGGCCGGGGGCTGCTGTGGCATGAGCGCTTGTATCTCAGCCATCATCTTAGCTTGCATAACCGCCTCACGTTGGTCGTAAAGGATCTTATCCTCATCGATATCCATTGAAGCTGCTAGCTCTCTAAGAATGTATGAGTAGTTAACAAATGGGGCCATCTGCTGATTACCCGCCATCTGAAGAAACTGCAGCAATCTTTGGCTACGGATCTCATTTCGCATCAGGCTTTCAGTGCCCTGTGCAATCACTTCTAGATCACCCTTCACATACTCTTCATCGAAGTTGAATTGCATGTTGAACGCAAATAGACTTTTGCCCAAAGGTGCTAGTAGGTAATCGTCCACATTACGCACAACGGCCTTAATAGCGCTTTGTGCAGCGCCCATCAGCATAGACATACCAGAGGCGGTCCTACCTACGCCCATGATGCCTGTGGCCCCGTGGCTGTAGCTAGGGATGCCCGTAGCCTCATCAGCCAGCTGGCGAGACTTATCAAACATCATCATTAGCTCTTGAGATACATTTGGAAACTTGGTGCCGAATATGGCTTGGCCCGGGGCACCAGCCTGTCTGCGAAACACTTTTCCGGGGTACACACTTAGGTCTTGCCCGGGAACTAGATTGGTCTCGTCGATCTCTATAAGTAGGTTTCCTGAAAGTGCTCCATTGTCCACCGCCATACGATAGAAACCATTCATGAGCAGTTGTGTGTCGGACATGTTTTCGGCTACGCCGATACCAAAGAAGCTATATGGATTGAGCTCGTAAGGCACCGCCATGAAGGGGATGCGAGCAGGAGTAAACGGATTAAGAACTAGCCGTAGGATCTGCCCATTGCAGACCCATGCATTTATCTGCAGCTCATCCAAATTCTTGAGGGATTTAGGGATATCAATATCTGCTTGCTCTGCAAGCTCCGCATCAATAACGCCCCAGTATTCTAAAACTTCATACCGATCTATAGAGCTGTCCAGATCGCTCTCGTCCAGAGTATCTTCCCAATATTCGCGCACATAATCTGGGCCCATTTCAACGCAAAGCTCAATGCTTTCTTCGCGGAAATGTGGCCGTTTCTTTAGCGCTCTTAGCTGGGTGCGGCTAAGCCTGTGCCGCTGAATAACGTACTCCGCTTCGCTCATGTTACGGCTGGCGGGATCTGGATAGAAATCCCAGATAGAAACGTATTCTACCCGAGGCACTGTCTCGAACAGCGGGTCATACTTGCCCTTCTCATCCCAGCGTGGGAACTCCTTATCTGTTAAGAAAGGGCCCTTAAGAACGCCTGTACCAAACAAGCAAGCCTCGAAGGCTACTGAGCGTAAGTGCTTAGATGCTTCGCTCTCTTCGAGCTGATCGTGCATCTTTTTCTCAAGGAGCTGAGCAGCTCGCTTGGCAGGTTCATAGGTAATAGAGCCCGGGGCTGTCCCGGGGCCAGCTTCTAGCTCTTCCTCATGGGGGCCCAGCGCTTCTTTGTAGACGCCGAGATCTTTAGCTATATCTGGGCGAGCAATTGTGCCGGGTATTTTATAATCTACGCCGACTGTGTCTTTGATCTGTTCCTCAGTGACCCTCCCAGGGTTTATAGAAACAGCATCCGCTACGTTGTTTGGGTTTTTGCGAGCTTGCACACCAATAGGAAAGCGAGCTCCAGCAAACAGCACATCAACAACTTGGGCATAAGCAGCCAGTACTTTTGTCTTTGTGATCTTAACAAAAGCCTTGGACTTTTCTGTGTCGGTGAACTGTACATCTGAGCTATAGATCCCACGGTAGTTTTGGTAGCCAAGCGTCCAACGCTCTTCATCCATTCTACGGTGATCTTTAGCGTCTTTGTAGGCAGAACCTATATAGGAAATAAGCCCACGGTATTCTTGGTTTTCTATCTCAGGATTACCGTCTTCATCCAAGGATACCACCTGATCTGTATCGACCTGATCGTCACTCGGTGAGCTGGTGGGTTTGTCCATAAGGGCCATATTAATATCCAAATACTGAATCTGAGGGGCGGTAGACGGGCTTTGGTACACCTCTGCCCATGTCGAAAGGACTTAGAGATCTAGGGCGGCTCATAATGCCGTAGCGAACACTGTCGTAGGTGTGGTCTGATCTATACCTTGCATCGATGTCATCACTGCCCTTTGGGCAAGACGGGATCACGGGGAGGTCTGCAATAATCTGTCTGCAATTATCAAAGAACACGATACCGGGCATTTCTGTGTCGGGGTCTACTTTAAGCACTTCATGGAAGCGGTTCTTACCAGAGACCCGAGCGCCAGCGGTGCGGTCACTGGGTCTCCATCTACAACCTATCGAGATCATCTCTTCAGCTATCGACGGACCTGATGACCCGCGATTATGCCAACAAGAACTATCCAGAATACCGTAGGCCATCTTCTCGCCATACTCGGCTTCCATCACCGCTTTAGCTAAGTCCTTGCCAGTGTGCTTGGAGAGGTAAAGCTCTCGGTAAACTATGAGCGTCTCAAAGGATGGATCTATCGCAAACCAATGAACTGCGCTGAAACTAGAGTAGCCGTAATCACATGACCTAAATCTGCGCCAATCGTGGGGGATATCAAACGGCTCCACAACGTGAACATTCTGCCGAAACTCTGGGAAAGCAGCTCCATCAGCAACTCCCCAATCCCCTTCAAGAAGTTGTCTGCGCTGGTTCTCTGGGAGAGATAATAGGTTGGCTTCATATTGTCCGCCTTCGACTAAATACGGATTGTCTTGCAAACTGGCCGGGATAAATCGTCTGTAGAAAAGTGGCTGTCCTGCCTTCTCATGCTTGGGCGGGTAAACCAGATCCTTGCCAGTTTCTATGTCAGTGGCAATGTAAGGCTTATTGGCGGGAGCAGGATCAATGAACATCCGCTTAACCCACCCATGTCCGGGGCCACCCGGGTTGGTTGTGGCGCGGATAAATATGGGTAGATCTGGATCCGTAGTCCGTAATCGAGAGCGCATGTAATTAAATACATATGGACTAGGGTGCTGCGTGAGCTCATCGAAAGCTATGTAGCTAAAAGCCTGACCTTGGTAACGCAGAACATCATCATCTCGTTCAAGGTAGGTCATCCACAGTTTAGCTCCGCTTGGGAATACCCACTGTGATTTCTTTTCCATCCACTTAGCCCCGGGATACGCTTGGGGATAAAGCTCTTGGGATTTGTATATAAGCTCTCGTAGCTCGTCATTGGTGCGGCGGAGAATAAGACCACTAAAGTTCTTGTTTCCAAAGTACCTTAAGGGGTCTGCAAGCAGCCCGTAGCTTTTACCTCCCCCGGCGCTTCCTCCATAGAGAACCTCGCGTTCCATAGCGGCAAGGAACTCTGTTTGTGGACCCGCATTAGGTGTAAAAACCACCTCACGCTCACTTGGAGCCGCCTCGAAATCTAGTGTGTCCGAAAGCGTTGGAGGCGCGGGGAGCTCGCTGTGTATCGGCTGTGCGACATCCTCTGGGGACTCTTTTTTTTTGTAGTCTACCCAGTTAGCGAGCTTCTTCTCTTGCATGGTCAGAGTGCGTTTTGCATCTGCAGCCTTGCGTTTAACTTTAGCTTTAGCCTTCTCAGGACCAGTTTTAGGGGCGTACTTCTTGCGCTGCTTACGCTGAGCCTTCTCCCGCACGTTTTTAGGGTCAGTTCCCCGGCGGTCTTTCCAGATCAGGTTAATGCCTTGGTGGCTAATCTTCTGCCCAGTTTTCTCCGATAGGTAGGCAGCGGTCTCTCGCAGAGAGCCCTTAGCGTCTATGAAATCCAATGCCTCTTTAATGAACGGCATAAAGAAAGGATCTGGAATTAAAACCAGAGGGTCATCTTCGGATGGCATGTAGCCGAAGGCTATACGGGCAGTCTTATTAGCCCGGTATTTAATTGGGAAATCAGGATCACTCATCTTGTTTCGGAGGTAAGATAAACAAACCGCCTTCAGCTCCTTTAATCTCCAGCGTCTCTTTCTTCACAACGCCAGCTCGATCTAAGATCTCTTTAGATGCAGCCACTAAGTTACGGGCCCCAAGCACATTAGGATCCTGTAATAGACCAACCATGCTGGCAGCTGCTTTGGGAGCGTTTACCGCCATCATCATAGAGGCGGCAGCAATCACATCGTCCTGTATCGGGCGGATAGCTTCTCTAATACCAGTGGCCTCCGAATACCCAGCCATAGTCATTGCTGTGCGGAGATCTCCATTGGCCTCGCCAGTGAGCTTATCAAGGAATATCTCCTGTCGCTCTGTGAGCGCCTTTTTCTTCTTTTCCATAGGTTACCTTAAATATACAAATATTAAGCCCACAGCCCCGGTCATAACGATCCAAAACAATCGTTCAGCGAAGGCTATGGTTTGACCGCGCTTGATGCTGGTTTGCTCAAGCTGATCCATACGTTGGTCTAATTTATTGAAGGTCTCATCGACACGATCAAGTCGCTTGAAAAGCGATATCATGCGCTCTTCCATCCGAGCCATCTGGACAATTGCTTCGGATAAAGTATCCAACTTGTCCTCCATGCGCTTCAATCGCGCATCAGTCATTTCTTTTTAGCCTTGTTCTTTTTAGAATTTGGCCAGCCAGCTTGCATGTCCTTGTAAGCTTTAGGGGACACTGTGCTTTTCTTTTTTGGCCGTGAAGTCCCAGCTTTTTTACGGGCATTCATATTTTTTACTAGTGACATTACTTCCGCCTCGACTTCTTACCGCTACATTTCCATTTAGCCCTAGATAAGCGTAGTGGGCTATTTGGGTCTTTAGCTGCTTTAGGATGTTTCTTCATCTGCCCGTGTGAACGGGCGCAGTAGCTGTCTCCCCGCTTTGTCCCGGGAGCAATGCTGTAGCCCTTAGCCCCATATCTAACAGTCTTCTTGCGGCCTGTTTTGGGGTTCTTAACAACCTTAGAATACTTCTTAGCAGTAGCCACAATTACACCACCAAGTTAACCATGTTACCGAGGGATACCTTCGGCACTAGGCGGGAAAAGCGGTCATATGTAAGGTCGTATGCTGTCGGCGGTACAACCGCCGGGATAAGGTTCTTATTGTGACCAAGTGCTATAGGGATATTCGCTGGCTGCGTTTGCCGAAATGCTGGTGGGCGGTACATCGAGGATATATTTGTTATGTCAGAAGCCATCCGATATACCTTTCATGATATCCTTGATTGAAATCTTAGCTTTAGCATTCGGTACGTAACGACATTGGAACTGGCGAGGACACTCTGTGTAACTGCGCTGTGCATAGTGATATGCTATTGTTCCGTTAGCCCCTCGATAGATGCAAACCTTGCCATCTATGCCCTCTGTACGCTTCCATAAGCTGCAGGTTACATATTCTGGATTAACCAGAGACCCGATAAGGATAAGCGGTAAAACTGCATTCATAGTGCTAGCATCAGGAGGTACACACCGCCCCCCAGCACACCTAGAATTGCGGTGGATAGGGCTGCTATGGCAGAATTGTTAGCTATCTGCCTCTTAGTCTCGATCCGAGCATGTTCTTGCTGTCTGCGCTCTTCACGCATCTGCTTACGCATATCTGAGAGCTCGGTGTATGTACCATGACCCCATTTCATGTCTAAGAGGAACTTGATCTCTTTTTCCCTACTTAAGAGTGTCTTCTTATGCATTAGGATCTTAATAGACTCAGCGTCTATATTGTCCGTACCTGCAGACATCTTTTCAAGAAACGTAGGCTGTTTTCTTTGGCGCTCAGCTGCATTTACATCTGCACAGGCACCATACCAATCCCCCAAAGTCTTAGAGATGGATTCGACATCCTTGGCAGCGCCAATAACTTTCTTAAAAGTGTTAAATGCCAGCCCAGCTGCAGCCATAGCAGAAAGAGGATCTATCACGATACGCCCTCCCCAGAGCTACGATTAAAGAGCCACTCCATAAGTCGGGAGAGGTAGACAATTCGAATGGCCCCAGCCACCAAATCTAGAGATCATCTGATCCAATTCTTGGGGCACCGTTTCACGGCACTTTTGCTCATTCTCGAAAAGGAGTGTGTTGCGGACCATTGCTTGGCAGCTGTGGACCGACTGCATATTAGTGCAAATTAATATCACCCCGATCCACATTCCATAATTCCTACTCTCTGACGTAGCGAAGAACATAATGTATCTCACCGCGAGATAGGCCTATGTCTCTGAGCTGAGAGTCAGATAAATGCTGGAGCTGCCAATAAGAAGCTCGGCGTAGTTGATAGTTTTCAAAGTTCTTCCATAGGGTGCTTAGAAATTTCCGCATAATAACCTCCTGCGCGTTAAGGTTATTATATCATCTTAATAAACGTCTTACTTATGGTGGTATTTAATACCTGCTATGCCTTTTTAGCAGTCTTCTTTTTAGCCATGCCGCCCATCATCATCTTCGGCGTAGTCTTCTTAGCCATACCGCCGTAGTTCATCTTAGCAGACTTCTTCTTGTCCTTCGGTGGCCGACCAACCTTACTCCCGTAAGTCCCCTTACCTTGTGGCATCTCAAGTTCTCCTAAATACAGTTATCTGGTAAACCTTCATTAACGCTTTTATCCTTGGTATCCTTGGATGCGGAATCATAAGAATAGAAATCCCGGTAGCCGCTGAAGATGGTAGCTTTCTCTCTAGCTTGCTTTGCAGTGATCAAGCCCTCCTCTACGAGGAGATCCCTTACACGCTCTAAAGTTAGATGTTGTCCCGTGGCTTGCTCAATGGCAGCACGGATGTAGATCAAATTGATCATCTAATATCCATTATATCATATATAGGGCTGAAGTCAACAGTTAGGGTATTTACAAAGTGAGCTATTCATGATATAGTGGGAAGTACACTCCCGGGCGGTAATATATAGTATAGCCCTACTTTAAAGCTTACGCTTAAGAGTATGCCGCCTTAAGACGGCTTATATC